TGAATTGTTTTTATCTTTATATCTTAAATCGGTTTTATCACCATTTATGATATTATAAACCCTATCAAATAATTTTAATTTCTTTTTATTCTCAATTAAATAGTTTACTTGCTCTTCATTTTTAAAAACTATAGCAATATTAGAATTATATTTTGTAGCTGTTTCAATCAACGGCTCAAATAATGGCTCTTTAGTATATGAAAAGGTTAAATGATAATTTTTAATTTCATTAGATAAAGAATGTAATTTTTTAATTGACTTTGGATTTTTGGTATAATCATAAAATTTTACATTAGGATATTTTAAAATTATTTCTTTCAATTCTTTTAAAACTGGAATATCACTAGTACCGTTAATTCTTATAGCTAATTCTAAACTTTCTCTTTCTGCTTTTCTTAATAATCTTGATATTTCTTTATCTACTAATTTTATAAATTCGTTTTTATATTGTAGATAAAACAAAGTCTTTCTTAATCTTGAATAAAATACAGGGGACATAGTGCCACGCCCAGAAAATACAAGACAATCTTTAAAGCATCCTGCAATTTTAGCTGTAGGACATACAGTCGGAATTGATGCATCCTTTAAAAAATCTTTTACTTGGGTATCTGGTAACATATGAAGAATACCAGTCAATACGCCTTTTTTCATTCCTTTAATTGTCTTAGTATTTCCAATTGTAAAAAGTTTATTCGGTAATTCATAAAAATAATGTTGTCTTTCAATTGGTATTAGATCAATTTTATTTTCTAGTTTTTCATAAATTATTTTATTCATTTTCAACCCCTTTTAAATATGTTTTTAGATCTTCATTAATTGGTATTAAATCTAATTCGCTATAATTATTATTATCATATTCTTTTACAAATTCATATATATTAAATTCATTATTTTTCATTTTTATGTTTCCTTTTTATTGGTTTTTAATTTCTTGATAAGCATACCATACCGCAAATATAAATGGTATTACTACTATTATTATAAATGATATTATTTCAAATTTTGTCATTTTTATATTTCCTTTTTACTATTTTTAATATAAACGCCTTCAATTAGGTTATCAGGGTGTATATTGTAAGAAGTCATTCTTATTTTATAACCATTTTCTAATTCTACTATTTCAGGACAACCCAATTCTTTAGTATCTATATAAATAGCGGTTACTTTTAAATAATCTTTTCCTTCTTTTAGTTTTATAAAATTACCTTCTTTTATTACTGG